CTTTCATCAAAATTAACTTGTTTGCGCTGGGCTTATGTTTGGGCAATAATTGAACAAAAAGGACTCATGGAAGAATGGTTAAAAACATTATACTATGGTGCCAAAAAAGAATTTAGAGATACTAACGGACCATTTTTAAAGATATATTAATATGCCACTAACAGACTTTGATAAAATCCTGAAACAGTATGAAGATACCGAAAATGATTTCGGTTTCTCTGCTGTATCAGAAGAAGAATATAATTCTATAATCAACAAAACTGCTGAGACTGCGGATGATTATAAAACTCGACTTGCAGAGGTCGAGAAAATGATTATCCCTTTCCTAAACAAACTACATACTACAGGTGATAAAGAATACATTTATTGGCCTAATCGTAAACCTGCAATTGAAAAACAAATTGAAAAGATATTGAAATTAACTAGAGGATGATTTATGTCTGCGACTGTGATTATACCAACTACTGGTTCACCAGAGTTGAAAGATGCTGTTCAATCCGTACTTGAACAAACTTATGAAACTAAATGTTATGTTGTTGCTGATGGTGTACAAAACCACTCAAAAACAAGAATAATTACCGATGACTTTCTTTCTAGAAAAAATTTAGAAAGATGTTATCTACCCATCAATGTCGGTGCCAATGGTTTCTATGGTCACCGAGTCTATGCTGCATTTACCCATCTGATTGATACTGAATATGTTCTGTATCTGGACCAAGACTGTTGGATGGAACCAGACCATGTTGAAAAATGTATCAACACAATCAAAGAGAAAAATCTAGACTGGACTTATTCGCTTAGAAAAATCTGTGATAAAGAAGGCAACTACATCACCAATGATGATTGTGAATCACTAGGTAAATGGCAAACTTACCATGGTGTCAATCATATAGATACTAATTGTTATTGCCTTAAGACAGAAGTTGCGATAAAATTAGCACAGGTGTGGCATGGTGGTTGGGGACAAGATAGAGTTTGGTTCCAAGCCTTATCACAATATTTTAAAAATTTTGATTGCACTGGTGAATACACAGTCAATTATAAAGTAGATGGAAATGCAGGTTCTGTTAATGCAGAATTTTTCCATAATGGTAACAAAATAATGAATGACAAATATAATGGAGTATTCCCATGGCGAAAAATTTAATTGTTGGTGGTTTTTCTGGTTATAATTATAATCAATTAAAACCTTGGGTTGAATCAATTGATGAAGCTGGAATAGATGCTGACAAATGCATGATTGTTGGCAATACAGATGTTGATACATTAAAGAAATTGAAAGAAAAGAATTTCGATATTGTTAAGTTTGAACCTCAACGAGATATACCACCACACATCCCTAGATGGATTCATGTTTATACATTTTTAAAAGAACATGGCCACAATTATGAGAATGTGGTAATGACAGATTTGAAAGATGTTTATTTTCAAGGCGACCCGTTCAAATGGATGGAAGAAAATCTTGGAGATAAAAAGATTGTGGTTGGTTCTGAATGTTTATTGTATAAAGATGAACCTTGGGGAAATCAAAATCTAATTGACACTTTTGGTGAATATGTACACAGTGAATTTAAAGATTGTGAAATCTATAATGTAGGTGTATTGGGTGGCAAAACAGAATATTTGCGTGACTTATTCCTACACAATTTCTTTTTAGCATTAAGAGTACCTGGAGCTTTAGACCAAGGCACATTCAATTTATTGATGCACACACATCCTTATAAAGATATTGTTAAATTTGCAAAACAAATGGAAGGATGGGCATGTCAAGCTGGTACTGTGGCCGATCCAACAAAAATGAACCAGTTTAGACCATATCTACTGGAACCAGAGCCAATATATAAAGATAATATTGTATATACTTCAAAAGGAAAACCATTCACGATTGTACATCAATATGATAGAGTGCCTGAATGGAAGGCACATGTACAGAAGAAGTACCAACAAGAAGATAACAGTAATTATTTTATTTACAGAACATAAGGTGATTTTAACATGAAGAAATTGTTATTGACGGGTGGCGCAGGTTTTGTTGGCCACCATGTGATAGATTATTTTTTAAAAAATACTGATTATGATATTATCAGTTTGGATAGATTAGATTTTTCTGGTAATTTAAATCGTATCCATGAAATATTGAAATCACATTCCGATGAAGATAAAAAACGAGTTAAAGTTGTTTATCATGATTTGCGAGCCGAATTCAATCAACAATTGATTGAACAACTAGGTGATGTTAATATCATTTTACATTTAGCAGCCGCATCACATGTTACACGGTCAATTAAATATCCTTTGGAATTTATAAACTCTAACATTATAGGTACAGCAAACCTATTGGAATATGCAAGAGTGTTGCCAAATTTGGAAAGATTAATCTATTTTTCAACCGATGAGGTGTTTGGTGCTTCAATCGACAATACACCTTTCACAGAATATGATAGATACAATTCTTCTAATCCTTATTCTGCATCTAAAGCCGCAGCCGAAGAATTGTGTGTTGCATATGAAAACACATATAAATTACCAATATTCATAACACACACAATGAATATTTATGGTGAAAGACAAAATCCAGAAAAGTATATCGCAATGTGTATGGAAAAGATAAAGAATGAACAAACTTTGACCATACATATTGACAAGAAAACAAATTATATTGGAAGTAGATGTTACCTACATGCTCAAGATGTGGCTGATGCTTTGTTATTTTTATTGAACCTTGATAAAGTGGAGTTTCCAAAAAATCATCGAGGTGGCCATTGTCCAAAATTCAATATATCAAGTAATGTTGAATTGAATAATTTGGAGGTCGCAAAATTAATTTCAGAAGAAATGGGTATACCATTGAAATATGAATTGACTGATCCTAATATTGAAAGACCAGGACATGATTTTCGTTATCTCATTTCAGGCGAGTATATGAAGTCTCTTGGTTGGGAACCAAAAATCTCAACAAAGGACAGAATAAAACAATTGGTACAATGGTACATTAATGGAGAAAAATGATGAGTGATATAATTACATTTAATACTGAAACACAAGCTTTTGGTCATTCAGTTCCGATTTTCAAGTGTTCTGGATATGGCCTAGGTGCGATGATTAAAAACATGGATAGTCCAATTGGTCTTGAAATTGGTTGTGATATTGGTGATACCAGTAATTTTCTATTGGATTCCAATCCTAACCTACATTTGACCTCAATTGATCCTTACTCAAATTATGTTGATTGGAATGGTGCCAATTTAAATGAACGAGAGCATGTTTACAATAGAATGTTTAATAGGTTGAAAGACTATTTCAATAGGTTTACACATGTCAGAAAAACCTCAGATGATGCAGTTGATATGTTTGAAGATGAACATTTTGATTTTATTTTTATTGATGGTTTACATACTTACGACCAACTTACAAAAGATTGTGCAAATTACTATTCTAAATTAAAAGAAGGTGGTATCTTTTCAGGACACGATTACAATGCAATCACTGGTGTTCGTAAAGCCGCTGATGAATTTGCCGCAAAGGTCGGCAGAGAAATCCATTTCACTGAATCTGATGTTTGGTACTGGATTAAATGAAAAAGTGTATAGTACTATCAGGTCATTATAGGACTTTTGATACAACTTGGAAAAATATCAAAGAATTTATTGATTTAAATGACTTGGATGTTTATTGTCATCTGTGGAAAGATAATGATATTGCAGAAAGTGATAGACAATTAAAATCAGTAATTGACAAATTAGGTGTACAAGAGAATCATATTCTATCTGAATCATCTAATGATTATCGTCAAGTCTTTTTGGACATGGAAAAAAGAATACGAGAAAATAATCCAAAGGCCAATTTGATTATCAATGACCCGATAGCAAATGTAGCTTCTATGCACTATGCAAGAAATGCTGCATATAACTTAATTAAAGATGAATATGATGTTTTGGTTTATTGTCGTTATGATATCATATTTGATTTAGTTTTTAAATTTGAAAATATTAATTCACTATTAACTCCAGAATCTGAGTGTTATAATTTAATGTCTGATATATTTGCAATTATGCCATTTAATTTGGCCAAAAATTACTTCGTCTTTAATGATTATGAAAGATTGTTGTCAACGCAATTCGAACCTGATTTTGAAGAATGGTTGAGACATACACACAAATATGGTGAAGATAATATAAGAATACATAAACACCATAGTTATAATCCACATATGATGTTGTTAAGGCATTTCAATATGACAAAAACTCCTTATAATATTTTAAATATTCCTGTGAGGATAAGATGAAAGTAGCATTATGTTTTTCTGGTCAGGCCAGAAGTTTTGAAAAAGGTTTTGAGTATTACAAACGAAACCTTTTGGAATATTACGATGTGGATGTCTACATACATACATGGAAATTCTTACAACAAAATGATTTGGTTGCACTGTACAAACCAAAGGCTTGTGAGTTTGAAGTGCCACCACAAGGTGATTTTAACTCAAAGTACACCAACACACCAAACCCAATAAAACACCCTCCTGTTAATACCTACAGAATGTTGTATTCAACCTATAAGAGTAGTCTACTAATTCAGGGGGAATATGATTGGGTCATAAAGGCTCGTACTGATTATGCCTTGAACACGGTGATACCTTTCAAAGAATTGGATGACACCAAATTATATGTACCAAATTGCAGAATGGTACCGGAAAGAGATTTTGGTAATGACCAGTTTGCTTTTGGTTCACAAGAAACGATGATGAAATACATGTCTACATATATTAACGGAGACAAATACTATTATGCGGGTGCTCAGTTTATTGGTGAAAACATGATGCAAGCTAACTTACATGAACATGGATTGATTGGTGAAAAACTTGTCTATGTTGATATGAACAATCCATTTCCTCCTGGCCCACACAATGGTTCATGGCATTCTCTTATTCGTGATGATTATGAACAATGGAACAAATCGTAAAGAAACTTGAGGGACATTCAGGCAGCCAAATCTATTTGATGAAAAATGATAATGGTCTGTTTGTTCGGAAAATTGATAATATAGAAAGAAATGTGGAAAGGTTAACTGCATTGTATAGAGTTGGGTATGCAGTTCCTGTTATTTACAAATATACTAATAATCAACTTGATATGCAATACCTACATGGATTAGATATTAAAACTTATTTGACACATAATAATGTGAATGATTTGTCAAAGTTTATTATTGCAACATTCAATTCATTTTCAAGTCAATTTGTTGATAAAGACTATACAAAAGTATATTATCAAAAATTGGCCTGGATGGATTCAAACAACGACCTGCCTTTCACCAAAGAACAACTCATAGAAAAACTTCCAAAGATTCTACCATCTTCAATGTATCATGGTGACTTGACATTGGAAAACATTATGAGCACCGATTTTGGTTTTCACATGATTGATCCTGTTACGACCGAATATGACTCATATATATTTGACATAGCCAAAATGCGCCAAGATTTACAATGTAAATGGTTTTTGCGTAATTCGGATATTAAGTTGGATACTAAATTACAACAACTGCAAGACAAAATAAGGGAAGAATATCCACAGGCATTTAATGATTCTCTTTTAATTCTTATGTTATTAAGAGTATTGTCCCATTGTGGTAAAAAAGATTCAAATTATCAATTTTTAGAAAAACACATTAATGAATTATGGGTAAATATAAAATAATAGTATTGATGAATTGTCATGAGAACAAAGAATCAGTTAAAGATACAATACAAAATATTTTTAAATTCAATGAAGAAGTTTGTATAATAATCAATGATGGTACTGATGAAGGTCTAGATGATTTGGTTGCTGACCATGTACATGTAGTTAAAAGAAAACCTTTGACTAAGAATGTATTAGGTAATGATGTATTTTTAAATTATGAACGATTTGATACTATGGTTCCTTTGCATTTAGATTTGTATGAGTATATTATTGAAAACAATATAGTTTCTGACTATGTATTTTTAATGTCATCGAATCAATTGTTTGTCAATCGTGGTTTGTATAACTTTATGAAAGATTATGATGCATCTTTCTATGATAGAGAAGTTGATAAAGGTTGTATTAGTTCTCTAAAATCAAATGTTCATTTCAAAAAATACTATGAAGAATTGGGTGAATCAAATTTTGTATATCAATCAAATCATGATGGTATGTTTTTCAAGTACGAAATATTTTTACACATGATGGAATACTTTATTGATATGAAACATGTTAAACTGAAGGACCATGCTGAAGAATTTTTATATGTGGCTTACATTAAAAAGTATAGTAACAATTTGGTAGAATTTAAAAAATATAACTATTGGCAACCAACTTGGCGAAGCAATTTCAATCCTGCCAATTTGGTAGAAATTCAAGCTTGTATAGATGAAGGTTATTTTCTTGCCAAAAGAGTATCCAGAGAGTATAATAATGATGTGAGAACTTATATTAGGGAATTAAAATAATGCATGTAATTGTACCAGCCGCAGGTTTATCCACAAGATTTCCAGGAATGAAACCAAAATACTTGTTGTATGACTATAAACACACTTTAATGATTGGTAATGCGTTATATCCACTCATAGATATGGGTTATAAAGTTACAATTGGTATCTTAAAATCACATGATGAAGAATATAATGCAAGTGAATTTCTCAGACATGAATTTGGTAAACTAGTGAACATTGTTGTCTTGGAGGAACCAACCAAAGGTCCTGCTGATACTGTGTATCAAATTATTGAAAAACTTGGTCTTTACAGTGAAGAAATTTTCATCAAAGATTGTGATAGTTTTTTTGACCATGATCCACAAGAAGGTAACTATGTTTGTGTGTCCAAGATATCACAACATGAAATATTAAAGAAACTTGCTTCTAAAAGTTTTACAGTATCCAATAATCAAGGTATCATCACTGATATTGTGGAGAAAGAGGTTGTATCGGATACCTTTTGCGTTGGTGGATACAAATTCTCATCAGCCTTATTATTCAAACAAGCATTCAAACGATTGACAAATAGTCGTGAAGTGTTTGTTTCTGATGTTATTGGTATGTTGATTGGTGACTTACAAATTTTCAAAGAAGTTCAAGTTACTAACTATACTGATGTTGGAACATCACAAGATTGGTTTGAATACAATGACAAACCAGTAATTTTCTGTGATATTGATGGAACAATAATTAAATGTCAAAGTCGTGTTGGTGAAAATAATTATGATTCAGAACCCATTGTTCTACAAAAAAACGTCAACAAACTTTTAGATTTGCAGGCCAAAGGCGCACAAATTATTTTTACAACAGCCAGAGAAACTTTGTATATTGAACAAACTCGCACACTATTAGACAAACTTGGTTTTCAACAGTGTAGGCTGATTATGGGTTTATTAAACTCTAGACGCATATTGATTAATGACTTTAATAATGCAAACCCATTTCCACGAGCAGAAGCAATCAACATCTTCCGTGACACTGACCAATTAGATATGTTTATATGATTCCAAATAGAAAATTATTTATTGTAACATCTGCACTCAAACCAAACATTGGCATAATTTCAGATGAACAGCGTTATACACAAACGATTAAGTCATTGATTTCTATTAGGAAAAATGTTCCTGATGCAATTATTATATTTGCTGATGTTTCTATTCGACCCGTTAGTGATACTGAAAAAGGAAACATTCAACAATTAACGAATGGTTACATCGACCTAAGTCATCAACCAGATGTAAGGCACCTGTCAGAAACTGGTCAAAAGAGTCAGGCTGAAAATGCTTTGATGTTTTTTACATTACACACTTTGAAACAGAACAATTTATTAAAAGATGTGAACCGTATTTTTAAATTCTCTGCAAGGTCTGAGTTGGAAGACAGTTTTGATATTACAGAATATGATAATTTGTTTGGTAAATTTGTGTTCAAGACCAGAATACCTACATGGATGACACCTGTGCAACATGGCGCCACAGACCTACTAATTACTAGGATGTTCTCTATGTGTCCATCTTTAGTAGACACATATTTAGGCCTAATTCAACAAAATATCAACCTGTGTAATACTGGTTTAGATACAGAACATGCACATTTCTTGACCATTCCACAGAAACATTTAGTTGAGTTTGACAAGATACATTGTTGGGGTTGGTTGGCTGCAACTGGTCAAATCGAACATTATTGAGCACTATATATTAGGTCCAACATTTCAAAAATTTGAATATGTCTGGCACAATCTATTATAAATAATCTTACGGGCAACCAAAGTGTGTTGCATTTCTAAGGGTAAATCAATGTTAACTTTTCAATCATTCTTAAAAGAAGAAGCCGAGGGTGGCGAACTTAAGCACATTCATCATGCTGAAGACCGTCCACTAATGCACGGCCATGCCGGTTTTGAACACGCACACGAAGCACTAATGAAGGCTCATGCACACATGAAGGCCGGTGCAAGTAATACTAATCTGACCATGAAATATGATGGTTCTCCATCTCTTGTTTTTGGTCATCATCCAAAAAATGGTAAGTTCTTTGTTGCAACTAAGTCAGCCTTCAATAAAGATCCAAAGATTAACCATACAGAAAAAGACATTGACAAGAACCACGGACATGCACCAGGTCTTGCAAAAACACTAAAACACGCACTCAAACACCTACCAAAAGTTACACCAAAACATGGTGTTTATCAAGGTGATTTGATGCACCATGCAGAAACTAAACATCTGCATGAAGGTGTTATTCTAGAAGCCAAAGATAGTAAAGTATCTTTCACACCAAATACAATCACTTATACACCTAAAAGCAAAGAAGATGCAGACAAGGTAAAAAAGTCTAAGGTTGGTATCGTAGTTCATCACAAATATAGTGATGATATGAAACATGCTTCACCTCATGTTGACCATGAAAACTTCAAAGAACATCCGGATGTTCATATTCATGGTGCAGAACATGACACCAGCAAAGTTAAACACTCTGCTGAAAATGAGAAGAAGTTTCAATCTCACATGGCTGCTGCAAAAGAAATCCATGATACACATGGTCATAAAATGTATGATGCAGTTCACCACAAACACGGTGGAGAAACTGGTCACCTATCTACATACATTAACAAGACTGTAAGACATGATGAAGTTCCATCTGTTAAAGGTTTCAAAGAACACCTACATGATGTACATGAAAAGGCAGCTGCTAAAGTGAAAACAGAGAAATCTAAAGCAGAAAAAACTGGCGAAGGCAAATCTCAGATTGCTCATGTGGAAAAACACAAAGCACATTATGGTAACTTGTTTGCAATGCATCATCACCTACACCAAGCCAAGAACGCATTGGTAAATTCTTTAGAAACACACGAAGGTCGTTACCATCATCATATTGATGGTAAGAAATCTAAACCAGAAGGTTTCGTTGTACACCACAAAAACGAACCAACTAAATTGGTTAATCGTGCTGAATTCGCTAAACAAAATCTGTTAAAAGTCCGTAAATGAAATCATTTTTAGAAGTCATACAAGAAGAAAAGACTGGTGAAAAACACCATGTCTTTACTTTTGGTAGAATGAATCCACCTACAACTGGCCATTTGAAGTTGATTGATAAGGTCAAAGAGGTTGCTAAAAAACATGGTGCAACACATTCTGTTGTAACATCACATTCACAAGATGCAAAGAAGAATCCACTTTCTTCTTCACAAAAATTAAAACACCTGAAAAGATATTCTCCAGGTACACACTTTGAAGCATCTTCTAAAGAACATCCAACATTCTTACATCATGCTGCACAACAACACAAGAAAGGTGTAACTCACCTACACATGGTGGTTGGTTCTGACCGTGTGCATGAAATGAAATCAAAATTACAACACTATAATGGTAAACATGAAGGTGCATTGTATCACTTCAAAAAGATTCATGTTCATTCCGCTGGCCACCGTGATCCAGACGCAGAAGGAACAACTGGTATGTCAGGCACCAAGATGCGTGAACATGCCAAGAATAAAGACATAGGAAAGTTTAAACAAGGCGTTCCACACCATGTTTCTGATACTCATGCAAAAGAGTTGATGCATGATACAAGAAAAGGCATGGGATTACACGAAACTTACAATCGTGGTATGTTCAAAGCCATTTTCGTGACAGGTGGACCTGGTTCTGGTAAAGATATCATCATCCGTGAAGCAATAGCCGAATCAAGAGCAGTAGAATTAAATTCAGTACAGGCTTTCGATTACTTGATGGACAAACAAAAACTTGCCGAAAAGACCAGTGACTTCCGTAGAGAAGCAATTAGAAATCGTGGTCCTTTAATTATTAATGGACCTGCTGATGACCATTCTCGCATCATTACAGTTAAAGAAGAATTAGAAGAACTTGGTTATGAAACAATTATGGTATTTGTCAACACAACCAACGAAGCAAGTCAAGAAAGAAATCAACGTCTATCTAAAATGATTGCTGAATCAGTAAGACGGGAAAAGTGGGAACTTGCTCAAACTTGTAAAGAATCTTATTCACAAAACTTTAATAATTTCATATATTTTGACAATAGTTCAGAAATTGAGTCGATTGAAGAAGATATTACTGACACCTACAAACAAATAAATACATTCATAGAGAGCAAAAACTATGGTGATATTTCTTATGCGTGGTTGGAAAATCATGGTAGGTTAAATCCCAATGAATCATTTAATTATTTTAAGGAAAATTATTATGTTAAAGAAAGTACTAGATTGGTTGAAACTAAAGCCAGCCCAAGAGTCCACAGTTCAGGAAGCCCAAAAGCCGATGGACCAGACGATATCAGTCCCGACAACAGAGCCAGTGACGCCAATGCCGGAGATATCAAGTGGAACGGAGGTAAAAAGCGAGGAAGTTACACCTTCAAAACCTACAGCGAAGAAAAAACCAGCAGCCCGCACATCCAAATCTTCCCCGGTCCCAAAGAAAGCAACTTCTCCAAAGACAAAGAAAAAATAAGTAAGAAAAGATTTACCGATGTTCCTACAGTAAGTCAGAGACTTAGAAATGTAACGAGCATTGGTCCAGAATTCGATACACGCCAACAGGGGACAGTATACCCTATGTCAGGTCTAGGCGATGTAACATATAGAGAACAAGTAGATTTTAAAAACTTTAGAAATAAAGTAAGAGAAGCAATTGATGATCCTGGTGCCAACGACATGGGTGTTGCTGGTACTTTGGGTGGTGCATCTAATAAAGAGCCAATGCAATCTTATAAAGACCCGGACAGAAATGTCACTATAATTAAAAAGAAGAAAAAATGAAATCTTTCAAACAATTTTTAGATGAAGCTAATACTCAAACTATGAAGCAAGATTCTGATGAAATTAATCGTCAAAAGAAACATTTGATGGCCAAAGCAAAAGAATATAGTGACCAAGCGGAACGAGAAAAACACTTCGGCCACGGTGGCGCCGCCCAAGCAAAAGCTGAAACTTTTATTGCAGCTGCAAAAAATATCAAAGGAGCATAAATGATTAACTTAAAAAAACAAGATCCTATTGCTGATGCAGTAAAAGAAATTTTACAACAAGAGGCACTAAAGGGCAATCAACATAAGATTGATAAAAACAAGAACAACAAAATTGATGCGGAAGATTTTAAACTTCTACGCAAAGAAGAAAATGTTGATGAAGCTCTGAAAGGCAATCAACATAAGATTGATAAGAATAAAAATAATAAGATTGATGCAGAAGATTTTAAACTTCTTCGCAAAGAAGATACTGTTGAAGAAAATGCATTTGATTATAAGAGTCCTCGGCAACCAGAACCAAATGGTGGTTCAGGTGTGAAAAAAGGAACTCGTTACGGTGGTTCTAAACAAAAAGAAAAACCAGAACAAGAAGAACCTAAAGAAAAGAATGAATCTTCTTATTTCAAAGAGCGTTTGATTGAAAAGGCCATGTTGAAAATGGCTGCTAAGAAAGTATTCAAGGCATTGACTGGTGGTTCCGATGAAGACCAACGCAAAGACTTGCAACGCAAGATGGGTGTTCCACAAACTGGTCAGAAACCAACTCAAAAAGAAGAAGTTGAATCAATTGATGAAGATACAATGACACACATCACTCTTGGTAAAAAAAAGAAGAATGATGAAGGTGGCCATGACCAAGAAGTTCATTACAAAGGTAAAAAAATAGGTTCTATAGAATCATATACACATAGAACTGGTTTGCGTTATGGTGGTGTGCATCATGCAACTGGTCACATGGAAGCAGGAAGTAGAAGTCCAGAAGAAGCAATTAATTTTGTTAGAAGTACACATGCCGAACATTTGAAATCAATGAAAGAAGAAGTTGAACAGATTGATGAACTATCAAAATCAACTTTAGGTTCTTATGTAAAAAGTGCAGCAAGAGATGTTGGTGTTTCTCGTAAACTTGGTGCTGACTTTGAGAATAAGGCAGATAAGTCTAGAAATGCTAGCTCAAAGACAGCAAATTCTAGTATTTCTAAAAGATTCAATGACATAGCCAAAAAGCGTCAGGCAGGCATTGGCCAAGCAGTTGAACGATTAACTAAAGAAGAAAATGAATTAGATGAAGTTGCACCTCCAGGTTTTGAAGGTACAGTTAAAGCCATGAAGAAGTATAAGAAGATTGATAATCCATTTGCACTTGCATGGTCTATGAAAAACAAGGGTTACAAGTCCCACAAAAAGGCTGACGGTTCAGATAAATGAAATCATTTAAAGAATTCAAATCATTAATGGAAGGCCGTCCACCTACAACACAGATGGACGAACCTTTCGTTACAGATGCAGAAAACAAACCTTTGAACTATGCAAAAGATTTGGCTGCAAAAAGTTTGAAGAAAATTAAAGGTGATTTGACCGGTCAAAAAGATAAGGTACAAAAATGAGTAATAGAGCAGAACTATTAAAATCAATCATCAAACCTACAACTGATATTTCAGAAGATGCTTCATTGGACAAGTATCTTTTATCAAGAGGTATCAATCCTAAGTTTGCCACCAAAGACCAAAAAGTTGCACATTCAAAGACAGGTCAATTCATTAAGTGGAAAAATGACCACATGAGAGATTTGGGTGAAGCAGTTGACAAAAGAGATACAGTCACAATGGATATTCCTTTGTTGATTCGTGTTTTGGAGTTAACCCGTGAAGATATTAAAACAGACATGGATTTACACCGTGTGGTGGAAAAGTTGATTAACATACGCAATAAAGGTATGTTGACAATGAAAGACTATAACTACATTGCAAAAATTCATGAAGAAATTATATCTCAAATACCTGTCCAACAGATTGATGAAATTTCAACAAAAGGATATCACGCAGCTGCCATTAAGAGTAGACAAGATGCTGCTGTTAAAGTAATGTCCAGTATGGGCCAAGACAAACAAGCAAAAACAAAACTTGATGCTCGTAACAGAGGACTTAAAAGATTAAGTGACAGAACATCAGCTGAAATGAAAAAGGCTAATTCTGGTCCACAAAGACCAGCACCAGTACATAAACCTCCTACAGAAGCAGAATTGCGTGGTTACGGCAAAGGTCGTTACATGGGTGATTCCGTTGAACATGACAACGAAACAATGGTTGAGGCACAAAGTGCTGCGGTTCGTTGGCAAAAAGCACTTCAGCGTGAAAAGGCCAAAAGAGAAGAACAAGAAAAGAGAGATGCAGAAAATGCCAAACGGGCTCTTGCACCAAAGCCTGTTCAAGAAGCCGATTGTGGATGTGATGATGTTCCAGCACAAGACAAAAATAAGAAATTGATTCAAATGTCTAAGTCTGCTCGTATGATTAAATCAATCTACAAGAAACGAGGCATGAAAGAAGAAACATACGACCACGAAAAGGAAGATAAGTCAATTGCAACCTATGGTAAAAAACCAAAGATTTCAGTTACTAACAAAGAATCTAGTTTTGGAGAGAAAAAACCAGATGCTGCGGCCGTATTAACAGGTGGAACAACATTAACAGGTCAACCTAGAGACACAGTTGAGATTGATCCTATGATGAGAAAGCGTCCAGGACCTGATATTCCTGGCAAAAAGAATTAAGATAAATACAAAGATAACCCTCGGTTAAAAGGAGAAAAAAATGTCATCTTGGGGAAATAACGATAATGCAGCTAACGCACCATACTGGGCCGTTAACTCAACAATTATGAATGTGGCGGATGCTGAACAATACGGTGCAGCACCAACTTCAGCCAATGTAGCTAAATTATTTGGCAATACAACAGCTGATGTGTACACAACAAATCAAACTATTGGTTTGTTTGCTGTAGATTCACAAGAATCCACAGCGACACATGCAAGTCACGGTGGCTGGGTTTTAAAAACTACTGGTTCTGGTGGTCGTGCTGGTCGTGTTCAAAATGAAGTTCTTGTTGCTTTAAGTACAGTTAATTCAGATTCTGATGGTCAAGTATACGCCAACGTTTCTATTACATTGACTGGACCTGATGGTGCAACAGTTGCTTCCAACACATCAAATACAAATGTTGCAGTATTCAGTGTATCAACCGCTTTGGTTGGCAACACCGCAGCAACATTGTCTTACCAATGGCAAGTTAACAGTAACACAGGTAGCTTGGGCTGGACAAATGTGGCAAACAACACACCAACAGCAACACGTTATTCTGGTGGAACATCTGCAACATTGCAAGTTATTCCATACAACGCAACCGCAAACCAATATGTGGTTCGTGCAATCGTTACTGCCGCAGACCAAGGTGTTGTTGCAACATCTTCAAACGCAACAGTTACAATTCTGTAATCAATGGACTGAGGGTGGCGAAAGTCACCCTCTTTTTTGATAAATGTTTGATGATTTGAATGAAGATAATTTCAT